AAAATCGTCATCTAAACTACCGGCACCACCACCTTCGGTAGCCCTAAACCCGGCATTACCTTTATATTTTGGTGATGTCCAAACTAATTGTCCTGAAGTTCCTCCACCATCACTATAAGATCTACCTTTTAAACCAAAATTAATTGACTCTTCATTACCTTCATATAAGATACCAAGAGCGTCAGGTCCATAAACAATACTTTGTTGTTGAACTCCGAACTGATTAACAGGTAATTGATTCGGTGGTCCGTCAATTTGTGCCGGTTCCGAAGTTTCACTACCAACATAATATCCTGAAGATTGAGCTTTGTCTTGATCAAACAATCTATTAACAGCAGCCGAAGCCCCCGCAATTAGACCACCAATAAGTCCACGATTATATGCCGGTCTATAAAGGTTATAATCTAAAGCTGAAAAAAGTGCCGATCTAGTACCATTACCAGTATTTGCAACAAATACTTCAGAAGGATTTCTATATTTGTTGAGTATAGGTGCTAATAAACCACCCGTTAAATTGTTTGCAACTCCGAGTGCCGCCTCTGCTTGTGGTCCATTTATTGGGTTATCATCATCAAAGTAATCACCAGGGATAAATGAAACAGGAAAATATGTACCTGTCAATCTATTCGCCAAAGATACAGTTGCTAAAACAGGATTTTCAGGTACTGTAATTCTCCAATCTCTAATAAAGAATGGTTGTTGCCCTGTCGCCAATAAACTCGCAGAAAAAGGATCACTAATTGTATCAAGGTTGATTACACCAATCGTAGCTTGTTCCAATTCTTGAGCAATTCTCTCATCAAATGCAAACTTTAATTGTGCTGCACCAATTTTAGCCAAGAAACTATCCGAAGATAGTGGTCCGTTTGAACCTAATGGGTCGTCTTGGAATACAATATTAAATGTTGGGTATGATGAATAACTATAGTATCCTGGATCCCAATATGGTTGATATATATTACCGGCATTTTGTATGTCGGTAATAATAACTAAATCTTTATAACCACCGCTTGGTCCCCATTTATTGGTAACGTATGCGGATTCAATATAGAATTCGTTTATAATATCTAAAGCGGTATCGTTTGGATCGTAAGGTCCTTGATTTGTTCCTTCGGGATTGTTTGTAGATGCAATCGAATTAATACCTATCGGTTGACTAAAACCTCCTTCAGGTCCGTATTCATTCAAAGGATATAAGTCCTGAGCAAATAAATTTGTTGATACGTAATTATTTGGGGAATCTACTACATTATTAACTGAAAGCACTGTTTCATAGTCAACAGGATTACCAGGTGATGTGTAAGTTCCAGGAACATTATAAGGTGTTAAATTCTTAACCAATAATTGTTTCCTAAAAGCATTAGAATTACCAAACGATAAAAAACTTTCAGACATATTGTTTTATTTTATAAATAGGGGTTTGGTATATTTTTTATCAATATTATTTGTTTTTAGCTCCTTGTGCTGACGCTGGTGCGTTCTTATTTTCAATCGCTTCTTTTAATAAAGCTTTACCTTCAGCGGTTTGAGTTAAATAATTGACAATATCTCCCTTAACCGAGTTTAGATCCATGTTTTTAACATTTTCATCACCAGTTAGATTCATATTCAAATTAACCGTAGCGGTTGACTCAACTTTCTGTGGTTGGGAATAAGCCTCTTTAAACTTATTTGAGATATCAATTAGTGTTGTATTGATAAATTCTTGAGAGCTTGCGGTTAGTTTTTGTTCAGCATTATCCAATGCTTTCATAAAATTTTGTTCAGCAGCTCTTTGTTTCTCTTTATTCCCTTCAATACCACCTACAATATAATCTTCTGCTGGTTGACCTATTTCGGTAAATGTCTCTCTAACACCTTTTGTTGTTGCTTGGTTGGCTAAATTTCTTGATAAAATTGCTTGAGATCCCATTACCGTTCCAAATAATTTTTCTAGAGGTTCTGAGGTTGCCTTACCATATTCTATGGTTTTCATATAACCAGCAGTATTATTACGAATTTGTTCAGATACACTTAACTGATCTAAAGCAATTTCCTCAATACTTTTGCTACCATCTTCTTGTTGTTTCTTTAAACTTTCAAGATCTGTCGCGGTTAATTGATCAACTTGTTTTAATTCAACCTCACCTGTTTGTTCATTCTTAACATTGATCATCGCTTTTCCATCCTTTAACTGAGCCATACCAGCAATCATCTCTTTAGTTTCATCGTCTGTTGCCAAAGAAGGGAATTGAATTTGTTTCATCTTCATGTCAAAATCCGCGGCTTTGATTGACATTGATGCAAGTTCTTCCGCAGGTATACCCATTTCTTTTGCAATTTCTCTCAATCTTCTTTTAGATCCAGGCATAATTTCAAACTTACCGTTAGCCTCGTTGAATTTGGTAAACTCTTTGGTAACATTAAGAATCTCTTTTTGTAGTCCTTCAGGGTCATTCGCCGCCAAATCCATAGCCCTTAGTGGATCTAATAGTCCACTTGCGGTAACACCCAATCTTTGTAGTCCTGCCGCCATTTCAATAGCACCTTCAGGATCATATATCTTGTCAGCAAAGTTAAAGACTTGTTCCATACTGATACCCATACGTTCTGAAGTTGCGGCCATTTTAGCAAGACCTTTGATACCATTATCGAAATTGTATAGGTTCATCTTACCGAGATTTCCAACTACTTTGTCAGAAACACCTGCAACTGAAACACCAACACTACGAGCATAATCGGTAACCTCTTTCATTCGATCACCAACATCATACACAGACACACCAACGTCTCTGAAATTAGTTGCTAATTTACCAATATCAACTCTAGAAACTTCAGCAGCTGCGGATAATTCAGTAATGGCTTCCTTACCTAATGTTGCAGTACTACCCATACTTTCCATTACCTTAGTGATATTTTTTAATCCTTGTTCTTCGGTAATACCCATTTTCATTAACTCGGGTATTGTATCGGCAATTGATTGTTTGAATCCTTCTATTGATTCTTTCGTAGTACCAAACTCTCTTTGGATTAAAGTTGCTCTATCATCTAATTCTTGGAATGCACTTAAGTCTGTGATATCTAAAGCATCGCCGATGCCAGCAAAAGCTGTTTTTAACTTATTTGAAGATTCTGTTACGCTTAAAGTCCACTTACCTAAATCGGCATTTAAATTTCCAACGACTTTACCGCTACTCGAACTAAACCTATCGCTTTGGTCGATTGTCTTCCTCTGCGCCTCGTAAAGTTCTTTGTATTTATCTAACTCTTTTTGAAGTTCCGCTTCTCTATCGCTCATTACGCTTTTTTACATAAATATTTAATTATTGGTTTTAGTATCCTCAATGTGTTTTTGGATTAAATACTTACGGACATATGTTGGCATATTCATAAACTCAGAGTATTGAGTTCTGAATAATCTAGAGAAATAATAAAATTCGTCTAAGATTGTTGTCTTATATTGATAAGAAAGGCCGAAAAAATTCCACCCCAAAAGTGATATCAATTACCACTTTTTCTCCTGACGGGGCTATAACTTCTTTTGATAGGTCTAATCTTGGTTCATTATCCAAGATAAATCTTCTAATATATTTAGAATCGGAGATTGGCATTTGTTCGACAAATACGCTAATTTTATTTCTATCTTCATCACCATCAATCGCCACAATGTGTTTCAACAATTTAGTTGTTACAACAGGTGCAGTTCTTTCAGAAGGATAAGATTTCACGATTCTATCAATTTCAATTCTATCTAAAACATTTAACAATTTTAAAGTAACCGTTTTCTTTGTTATAGGTAATACTGTCTGTAGATAACCATTCTCATCAGGTTCTACATCTGTTTTTTTATAATTTAACTCATCAAGTAGAATCGTAGCACTGAATCTTTCATCAGTTACAGGGTCAATAGCTGTTACCCTATATTCAGGACCAAAAGAAGTATTACGTAAGAAAAGTAACACCGCTTCAATATCACCATCCAAAAGTTCTTCAGGTCTTAAATCTCTTTCATAAATTTTATTTCTCAATAAAGGTAAAATAATTCCCTCATTAACATTTTTTCTATAATCAACTTCTGCCAAGATATTTTCATCAGCGGCGGTTAAGTAACCAACTTTAATTGATTTCTTTTTTGATTTGTAAAACTTACCTTGTGTTGGTAATTGAATTACGTCGTGTGGCAAATTAAATTCTGCCTGACCTGCAGCATATACGTCTTGTTCCATAAACTTCTTTTTATAATTAAAAATAAAAAAGACCTACCACTAGTAAAGTGAATAGGTCTTTAATTCGTATGTTTTTTTTACTATTAGTATACCAAGATACAACGGTCCATTCTCATGTTCGCAGTTATTTTAGCAATACCGTCACTTGAATAAGATAACGATCCACCGTCATATCCTGTCAAGAATGTACCTTCTAAAATCCATTTCTCAACAACAACACCTGTTGGGTCTAACATCTCAAGGTCAACGTTCTTTTTGTAACCCGCAGCATAACCCATACGTCCTGTTACTGACTCAGCACATAAACGGATCCATTCCATAACCGCTTGTGATGCAGAAGGACCGATTGGGTCACGGAAAGTTACAGGAAGTTCACCCCAAGTAAATCTACCTGCAACGTATGTTGAAGTATTCAAGAACTGAATTTCAGTTGCCCCGATTGTAAGTTTTGGTCTAGAGGTTGTCTCAACGTACCACTCATTGATACCAAGTGATGATGGGAATCTCAAAATCCATCGGTTCTCCCTTTTCGGTTCGTAAGGGATCGGCATTTTCATTAACAAATCAGCCATATCTTATTTTTTAAATTTTTCTTTTATTTTTATTATAAATAGTGTGAAATAAAAATTTTTCTATTTACTTCAATTATTTTTTAATTTATATCTCTACTAGACCCAGTTTAATTAATATTTAGTTTTCTTTCCTCCTCCAGTATGATAGATTTCTAATCCAGATTCATCGTCAAAATGTTTCTTCATTGCTTGAACGTTTCTTAAGTCGTCATCTGAAAAACCAATATAAGGAACAAAATAATTACTAATTTTATTTTTCATAAAGGCTTTTTCCTGTAATTGTCTAGATAGGTTATTAACGTAAGTCATAAACTCTTTCATCGCATCAACCTTTAATTGTTCAGGATTCGCAGCGGAACCTTGACCAAAACTAACAGGGTGATATTTGTTCATATCTAGGTAAGCTCTTACTAATTCATCATCAGATAAATCTTCTTCGTCTGCCAACTCTCTATATTTTTTTAAATTTTTAACTAATTCTTTTTCACTTAGACCGTGTTTGTTTTTCTTAATTAAGTTGTAAACAGCATTTTTAAGAACTGAAGGTGTGTGTCCTCTTGCTGTGATGATTGAAAAAACAGACCCATTATTAACCGCTTCGACAAAATCATTCCACGCTGGTCCTGTAGGTGCTTTCATCGCATCTTTTAAGAAACCTTTATCACCAGGCACATTGAAGTCTCTGAAAGGATTTTCATCAAAACCAACTATGGTGTGTCCCTCATATTCGAATGGTTCTTTACCAATTTCAGTTCTGTATTCTGCAAAATCTTCTGTGGACATACCAACAACTTTCCCTTTATCGTCTTTGGTGTAAATTTTTGTTGGCATATACATAAGGTT